CTTCGGGATTTTTTGAAGCTCGCAAATCGTATTTATGCAATTTTTGTAGTTATAAAAAAATATGTCCAGCATGGGGTGGCGTAAAATGATGAACGATGATTCGTTTGCACGAATAGTTGCAGAAGACGTTAAAAACAAAATTTCGCCCCTGCACAAAAAAGAGCTCTTAAACAAAGAAAACTGGGGTAGATGGCAAACAGCTCTAGTTGCTCTTTCTGACAACATTCAAGACCAGATTGAGTCAATTGGTGAAGATGCCGAAATTGATAAAACTAGATATGAATCAATGGGTCCTGCGGGTCGACGTCTTGCAGCAGAAGCCAAATCTGCATACGCCGCAAGGTTAACGAAAATTAAAAGATTTAAATTTCATGTTGACAAACGTCTTGATGAAGTTACTGTCATGATAGAGACGGGTAAAGAAATGGTAGTGAGTGATGGCTGGCAAGAGGTTGATTTTTTGAAACGAGGCATTTCTGCTCACAGGTCACTGCTTAGAGAATTTGATTTAGAAGACACAGCTGTGGACCGAGCTTTATGGGCACTCTTGGAGAATAAGTGGCTATTCGACGATGTTGGTATTGATACACTTTAATAACTAATTTGCCTTCACAGGAAAGGTCTTGGCTTGCAGAAAAATCCAAAACCCCCTAAAAAAAGAAAACCTTTACGCAAACGTAGTGCTAAAAAAGAATTGCTTTACGAAAAACGTCGCCCGTTTGTGGAGAAAATATTAAAAGAACGTTTTCTTTGCGAAGCCTGCAAACCATTTGCCACGCATGATGGGAAGACTACATTTAATCAACACCTCAGCAGGGACGTGCACGAGATTGTTCGGCGCTCCCAGGGTGGTTCGATATTGGACGAAAACAACGTACTTGCAGTTTGTAGACCCTGTCATATAAGAATCGGCAACAATCCACAATTGGCTTTTGATTTAGGTTTAGCCAAAAGAGGTCTTGGTCTGTAAATTAAAAATTAATATCTTTACACTTTTAGTATTTGTCTAAATAGTAAACTAATAATACCTTAGGGCCGTTATAGGCGCAAGGGTCGAGTGGGTTATCCACTCGGCTTTTGCGTGTAATAAGATATTTTTTTTAAAAAAAATTACTTTACTAAACTTCTTTTTAATTAGATGTTATGATTTGATTTCCAGCCGACATCAACCTTAAGAGGAAGAAAGGCGGTGGTCCTGAATTCAGCATTTTGCGGCAATAAATTCTGAAAAGTAGTCTCCAGTTTTGGCCACTACTTTTAGATTGACCCACCAAGCATGCTGGATGTTTGGTGGGTTTTTGCTTTAGAAGAAATACTAGTATGTGCTTTGTGCGCAAACTCAATTTAATGGGTCTTGATTTATCCCTAACTTCTACTGGCTATTCTTGCGGAAGCGCAAATGGTGTTATCACTTCTAAGCTCACCGGAGTCGAAAGACTAATTGAAATTTCTGAGAACATAATAAAAACTATTTTAAATTTAAATGTTGATATTGTTTTAATAGAAGGCTATTCTTTTGCGTCACGAAGTGGTCAAGCTTTTTCCATAGGTGAACTCGGAGGGGTCGTTCGAGTTGCAATAAAAAAAATAGATAAACCATATATAGAAATACCGCCTACATGTCGGGCCAAATTCGCTACAGGGCGTGGTAATGCTTCAAAAAATGAAGTAATTTCAGCTATATCCGCTCGAACGGGGATAGTTTGGGGGAATCCAGGGGCAGACGACAAGTGCGATGCGTGGATATTGGAGCAAATGGGCCTTTCATATCTAGGTCTTTCTGAACATAAATGGCCGGATGTCAATTTATCTGCTTTAGAGAAAGTAGATTGGGGAATACTAAAGAAAGAGGACTAAATGAGAAATAGCCCAATTAGCCAAGTGGAAATCGAACAAGAATTATTGCGCTTTATGGATTTATTGGAAAGCGAAACAGAGGCCTTTGAAGTTTTAGCTGTAGACGCAGCAAAAAAAGAATCTTCATACAAGTCAAACTGGGCCAAAGAATACCTTTCGGCCAAGGGTTCAATCAAAGAAAGAGAAGCTTGGGCTGACTATAAAATGGATGAACTAAATTACGAATTCAAGATTGCCGAAGCATTAATGAAAACAAAAAGAGAAGCACTTCTTTCTATTAGGGCATCCATGGATGCAATGAGAACACTGAACGCCAATGTTCGGGTGCAGGTATGAAATCCAATATACATAAATCCCTCCTATCTCTTGCGATTCCGATTGAAAGTCTTACACCCTTAGAAAATAACCCTCGTGTTGGAAATGTTGATGCAATTGTTTCCTCCTACTCAGAGTTTGGACAAATAAAACCCATTGTTGCTAAAAAAAATGAAGACGGTACATCTACGGTGATTGCTGGTAACCATCAATTAGAGGCAGCAAAGGTTTTGGGGTGGGACAAAATTGCTGTAGTTTTTTTAGACGCTGATGACAAGCGCGCTATTGCTTATGCGTTAGCTGATAACAGAACCATGGAACTTGGCTACACGGAACCAGAATTGCTTTTAGACATGATTGTGTCAATATCCGATTTCTATCCAGAACTCCTTGAAGACATGGGTTGGGATGAGTTTGAAATTGCATCTTACGAAAGCGATGCGGTATTGGCAAAAATAGAAAACGAAAACATGGAAACCAAAAAAGAATTTACTGCCGCGCAACAGGAAACCGCGAGAGAAATTGACAATTTGGTTCAGAAAACAGAAGACGGGGAAATGAGGATAGTTGCCGACAATCAGATGAATCACGAAGACATTGCAATTCGTGGCTCTACTGTGGCTATGCCTGGGGCCGCTCCAAGCGCTGCGGTACAGGTTCCTTTAGTATTTGATAATTCGGACCAGCAAAAAAAATGGTACAAGTTCATAACTTGGTTGCGTAACAACCCAAGCATCGATGGCTCAACCACTGGACAAAAACTATTAAATTTCATTGATGAACATTGTGAAATTTGAAGAAAAAATTAAATAAATTTTTATGACTAGACAGCGCATGTTTCTAAATATGTCTTGCGTAGACGCTGCACGTGCCAGAATAAGACACGTATACGACACTTTTGATACGGTGTGCGTTCAATTTTCTGGAGGTAAAGACTCCACTGCTGTTTTGTATTTAGCTAAAGAAATTCATGAAGAAAGAAATTTGGGTCCAGTTAAGGTGATTTTTCGCGATGAAGAAATGGTTTCACCAACCACGATTAGTTATGTAGAAAAAGTAAGAAATTATCCATGGGTAGACATGGAATGGTATTGCTTGCCGTACCCAGCAGAAATTTGGGTTCTTGGCAGAAGAGAAACAACCCTTTTGTGGAGTGAGAGAAGATTAAAAGAAAACAGATTAATCAGAGACATGCCGCCATGGGCAATTAACGCAACTCATTTTGGGTTAGACCATTCTCGGTCTTTACCTGAACCAACCGACGTTTATACGATGAATAACAAAAAAGGTAGTGTTGCTTTTATAACTGGTGTCAGAGCTAGTGAATCAATGGTTCGCTATCGTTCCGTCGTGCAGAAACTTCATGAAAATTACATTAATCATCCATATAGGCTCAAACAAAGCATCCCTCTTAAATTTGCCAAAATCATTTATGACTGGAACACTGATGATGTTTTCAAGTTCATTACAGAAGAACACAATGCTGAATTTTGCGAATATTACGAGCTGGCAGCTTTAACACAAAGCAACACAAGGGTTGGTATTCCATTGCATAGCGTTGCAATAAGAAGAATTGGTGATGTCGTTGCTACGGAACCAGAATTCTATGACAGGCTTTTTGAATGTTTCCCACACATAGATGCACAAAGACGCTGGTGGCCCGAGTTTGATGTTGAAAAATTAATTAGTCGATATTCTGACAATGGTTTTTCTGGTGCTGGAGAGTTTATAGAAGACTTCCTAATTGGGGAAAAACGCAAAAGAGAAGCGCGAGTATTTGTTTCTAAATTTAGACAGAAACATAATTCAGACCCAAGGGCTTATCCAATAAATTGGCTAATAAGAAATTTATTATTAAACGACATAGACGTCAATTCACCAACTCCTATAGGTCCAAAAACAAAAGCTCACGCCGTAAGAACTATCGAGGAACAAGAAACGAGCAATACAGATGAATATTAATTACGTTCAAATTGATTCACTAAAAGTCCCTGAATGGAAAGCAACATACATATTGCGTCCAGATTTAATGGTGCTTTCTGCGTCCCTACAGCAATATGGGTTTATCCAACCAATCCATGTATCCAAATGGACTGGTGAGATAATTGACGGAAGTGAACGTTGGCTCTTGGCAAAAAATGTCAAAAGTATTGCGGATGCGACAAAAGGGCTTGTCCCCGTTATTGAGCACGATTGTGACTTGATTGATGCAATGTTGCTACATGTTCAGCTAAATAGGGGTAAGGGTTCAATAGTGGCCAAACCGCTTTCTAGAATAATTAGAAAAATCAATTCATCAGGGAAATACGATATAAAAGATTTCAAAAACTTATTATCCATGGGGGTGGATGAACTTGACCTGCTTTTGGATGCAAGCATTATTAAGAGTCGAAAAATACAGGAACACACATATGCGAGGGCCTGGGTGCCTATCGAGGCTGACTCAAAAACCGTAGATAGGGCATCTTTGGTGGAGTCACCACCCAACCCAGATAGATAGCTCTACGCAAACCTACTGGCAAGTGGGTGATACACTTGTTTTGTATTTTGTACAAAACAAGAATGAGGACGTTATGCCGGGCTTAAGATACGGACCAGATTTTACAGATGACGCAGAGATAGTTAGAACTCAGCTTGCCAGACTTGAAAAATTAGTGAAAACCAAAAGGGGCGGAACTAAAAAGAATAAACAAGAACTCAAAAATCTTAATGACATAGTCAAAAAGGCCTATGGTGGCCGTAAAGGACTTAATCAATTAGCTAAATATTCCACTAGACAAATGGGCTACGACGAATCCGGTAAAACCAGGACACTTGCTGGTGTCACGTTCAGGGGACGACCTCCAATCGACAAAGACATAATGGCGGCTCGCAGGGCTAAGGGTCTTCCAAATCGCCGACAAATGGGTGCTATTGGCGGGAACGCTCGATTGGGATTTGCTTTGAACAAACCAGGTCGAGATGCAACAAGAGGGTTGGCTCAGAGAAAGGCACGTGAAGACGCAGTCAAGGCAGCCAAGAAAGCCAAGAGAGCTAAAGCCGCAAAGAAAGCTAGAAGAGCCAAAAAAGCAACCAAGAAAAAGCAAGCCGCCAAAAAGGCTGTTGCCAGAAAACGACCAGCCGCTAAGAAGGCGGCGTCAAGGAGAGCAAGATAACTGAATCGTAGTTAATTAATTACGATTTTACGTTAGTGGTACAATTAAACCTACATTAACACCCCAAGGATAGGTCTATGTTGGTATCAGTAGCAGAGTTGACAACCTATATGGACGTAAAGTTTACTTTGCGTCAAGTTGACGCTGCAGAGTATGTATTGCAAGGTCTTCAAAGCGAACTTGAGGGTTATCTCAGAAGACCAATAGAGGTTGCAAGTTTTATTGAAGAACATATTCTTGATTCGAGCTTTCACGGAATTCCAATGTCTTCATTTTTGACAAATCAGGACACATATATGGACGGTCAAAACGGAGAGGTAGCAAACTCTGCTGTTGATTATGCCCTTCCTCCAGAAACGCTATATTTCAGAAATACTCCGATTATTGCTGTTAGCAATGTCAAGGTCAGAAGACCTGGGGTTTCATATAACCCAATTTCTGTTTCTCTTGCCGACAATGTCGCAACCATAACGTTTGACAATATGCATCCATTTTCAGTTGGAAGCAAAATAACCTCATCTGATTTTTCAAACACCGTGTTTAATGGAAACTTCACTGTCACCAGCTCAACTCCGACAAGTATTAACTTTTCCAAAACAAATGCCAACATTGCTACAACTTCAGTAATTGATGGTGATGTCCAAACAACATTACTTGAAAACACTCACTATATGGTGCGAAGATACGGCATTGATTACTGGTACGGTGGACCAGACGACAAGGTGACAATTAGCTATACCGCCGGTTTTGACGGAGCATCAATTCCTATGTTCAGGTTAATGATTCTGCGGGCGGCAACACGAGAAATGCAGAACATGCACGATGACGTAGTTGGCATAAAAGACTTGAATCCACGTTCTGTTGCTCCTGTGGAAACTGGATTTATGGAAAAAGAACTACTCGCAGTAAAGAGGTACCGCAGAGTCAGGGTTGCGTAAATGGCTAGGGGTGACATCAGGATAGTAGTTCATGTCGACATAGATACAGAAGACGTAGAAGAGCTTCTGGATGACATGAAGAAACGAACAGGAAAAATGAAACCTGTTTTCTATTGGGCAAAAAGAGAACTAGAAACTCGTTATGCCGCAAACTTCACAGCTAATGGACTTCCTTCTGGTGGTTGGAGCCCATTAAGTCCACAGTATGCGTCATGGAAAGCAGCCAATGTTCCCGGCGCCCCTCCTATGGTGAGAACCGGAAAACTATTTAGGAGCGTTACGGAACTAGAGAATTCAAGAGTAAACGTAGTTGCGGACACTCGTGCCGAATTCGGCACCGACGTCGAATATGCAAAATTTCATCAATATGGCACAAGCAAAATGGCTAAAAGAAGAGTAATTTTTACACCTGTTGGATTTTCTCGCGACCTTGGTAAAACCATGGCGCGATACGTTGCTTACGGAAGCAAGAAAATGATTGGACCAGAATAATGGAACTAATGCACGGTGCTCAATTTGCTAAACAGTACATCAACAACTACCTCACGCTCGACATTCCAACCAGGCTGATTGAATACAGAAACGGATGGAATCTGTCAAGTACTGACCTGCCGACCCCGGAAGAATTTATAACCTACGAGCCTTTGGCGTTGGATTCTTGGCCGACAATCATCACCATAGCGATTTCCACAAACAGACTAGAAAGAATTGGCTACGGTAACGCCGACCCCCTATATAGGGTCGAATACCAGATGAGGACATATGTCTGGGTTAGGACTGAGGGTTCGCAAGAATGCACGGAAATGAGGGACAGACTTACTACCGTTGTTCGGTCAGCACTCCTTGATTATCCGTGCCTGAAGGCAACTGACCCTAATGATTTTTTTAGAATTATGATTGATGAGTCATCAATGCGAGAAGAGTTTTCTGATTTAACACTTTTGAAAGGTGACAGAATGCTCGCTCATACATCGCCTACAACATCCAGCTGGATGAAATTGTTTCTCGCAAATCACTGGGTACGGTTGATGAAATTATTCTAAGAAGCTATCCATCTGGTGCTGGTGAAGACCTGGATTCACTTGAGGGTGAATTTTAAAATTAAATAATTTTTAAAATCCCTTTACAACAAATCTTTCTAACAGTTGCATTAATAAAAGACCTACTAACTGTATTATTGGAACTAATGAATGGGGTAGTTCCCAACAAGCAATAGGAAGGTCTTATGCCCGGTGTAGTCATTTCAACAGCAGTCAGAACTGGCCCGTCTTCGGCTACGGTCCGCGAATCATCACAACTCTTTGTTGTCGGCACCGCTGAAAAGGGCACATCAGCTGCTCCAGTATTGATTGAGAGCCTTGCTGAATTTGAAAATATGTTTGGTGGATTCATTTCAACCTCATACCTTCATCCAACAGTTGAAACATTTTTTGAAGAAGGCGGCACTCGCTGCTACGTAAAACGAGTCGTTGGTTCTGGCGCAACATCTGCAACCAAGGTTCTAAATACCGGTTCAGCAAGCGCCGCAATGACATTGACGGCAAATGGCTCGGGTGTATGGGCAAACGGTACGGCCGTTACTTTTGCTGATGGTTTGAGTGTTATCGTTACACAACCAAGTGCTGGTGTAAATTTTGCAATCCAAATTCTTTTGGATAATGTTGCAGTTTACTCTACCGGAACTTGCACCTCGGTTAATCAAGCAGTAGGAAGAATTAATACAAGTACAACTGCTGCTCGTTACGTAACTGCAAGTGTTACGGCTCCTCATGGTTCAGCTATTTTAAATACTTTGGCTCAAACCATTATTGATGGTGGAGTAGACGGTAGCGCTCCAACTGATGCACAATTCGTCACCGCTCTTGGAACATTCAACGGAGCTCTAGGAACAGGCGCGGTTGCATCTCCAGACAACAATACCAGCACAGTCGAAACAGCAATTGTCGAACACTGCAATACAAATAGCAGAATTGCTATCTTCCATACAGACCTTGGGAGCAGCAGCGCTACTGCCTTAGCTAAAGCATTGGTGTTCCAAGGCGGAGAACATGCTGAGCATTGCGCTTTGTATTACCCATGGATTGAAGTTCCAACCGGTGTTGCTGGAATTAGCAGAATGATTCCACCAGACGGCTATGTGGCTGCAAAGCGTGCTTTGGCTCACAATCAAACAGGCTCTCACGTTCCGGCAGCTGGATTGCTTTCAGCTTCAAGATTTGTTGAGGGAACTGAAGTAGATATCGATAAAGCAACAGGCGACGCTTTGGACCTTGGTTCAGTAAATGCAATTAGAGTTATTCAAAATACAGTTCGTATTTATGGTGCTCGTTCGCTTTCGGCAGATATTGAGAACTTTAGATATATCACATCGCAAGACACTGTCAACCATATTGTAGTTGAGGCTGGAAGAAGTCTTGAGGATTTGGTTTTCAGCTCAATCGATGGAAGAAACACAATTTTCAGCGCAATTGAGTCACGTCTAATTTCGATTCTTGCTCCTTTGCGAGATGTCGGTGCTCTCTATGAGGCGTTTGATTCCAATGGCAGAAAACTTGACCCTGGCTACACAGTTCGCTGTGATGCAAAACTTAATCCGACATCACAACTTGCAGAGGGAACAATCAAAGCAAAAGTTGGGGTACGAACAAGTACTGTCGGCGACAAAATCGAAGTTGATATTGTCAAATCAAACTTAACGGCGTCAGTCGTTTAACGGAGGAATAAAAACATGGCAAATACAAAAGTTTCTCAGAGACAAATACTTGGAAGTATTGTTCCTGTAAACCAAAGTCACCCAAAATGGACTGGTTTCTATTTTGCGCAGGTTTCTGGTGGAGAAATCACAGCCTCCGTTGAAAAGATTTACGAGGGCAAGAGTCTTCGTCCGACAGTTTTGTGTGCTCCATCCGAGGTTGGCGATATCACCTTGACCGCCCACTACGACTCAGACCGAGTCGCCAGTGAGCTTGGCACCGGTATTGCAGCAAAAATTGCCGCCCTCCGTGCACTTGTCGGTAGAGCCGAATACAACGTCACAATCCAGAATTTTGACTGCGACCTAGCGGTCCCTGGTACTGACCGAGTTTACTATAAGGCCTTACTGGTGGGTTTGACTGAGCCAGACGGCGATTCATCATCGGGTGCTCCAGCTACTTTTTCTCTTACTTTCGCAATTCAGGACGTAGAGTCAAATTAATCGATTTTAATAAAATCGTCAAGAGTTCCGCCATGGCCTTTAGGCCTATGCTAGTTTTCCAGTATGAACGACAACAACTCACTCTATTCAACCGAAGAGCAACCAATTACAACCAAGGCAGTCAAGCCAGCCAAGGTTTCAACTCAGCAGGCTGATGTGGAAACTCCGCTTTCCAGGCTTAAATCAGTTATTGCAAAAAAAGTTGAACGCAGTGTTGTTTTACTAGAAGTACCGGAGCGCCCTGGCGTAAAGGTGCGAATTAGTCCAAACATCACTCAACAACAAATGAAAAACTGGCGCAAAAATGCTGGCGAAGACACAAGAAATGGTCTTGATGCAACAAAATTTGCATGTTCAGTTATTGCGCACACAACTGTTGGTTTAGAAATTGACGGACAAGAAGTTCTTGACGAAGATGGCAATGAACTTACATTTGCGTCGCCTTTGGTCTTAGCTATGACCGAAACAACAAGACCACTTCCGGACTGTGTCAAAGCCTTTTTTGGTGTTGACCCACATATCGAAGCCGCAGCATTGGCAATTCTTGATGCAGCCGGTTATTCAGACACGGTTGATGCCGTGGACCCTATGAAGGGGTCTTCGACGAGCTAGTCGCAGACCCGCAGGTAGTGTCTGCAGCCCGTCTCGGAGAACTATTCGGAACGGACCCCATAAAGCTATTGGATTCAGACCAAGATGAATGGCTGATACGTATGGCATGTGGTAAAGTTATATCCAACGACCGCGAAGAGCAAGAACGTAAATCGAAGACTTAGTGGGGTATCCACATAGCTTGACGTCACTTACAC